AGCAGCTACAAGCTCCGCTGCCTCTGTAGCAGGGACGACGGGACGATACTGCCCAGACGTACCATCCTTGATCAGACCCATGCCTGGGCTGATATTGGGAGTAGCTGGAGCAATACTGGCTGCACCCGAGATCTTGCAAGAGAGTGCAGTGCTGCGCAGAATCTCGATTGGATCAACGATAGCAACATTGCTAACCGTTCCGTAAGCGCGTGTGTTTCCAGTGGGAACTGCTGGCATTGTCTACTTCCTCTTGGCCGCAAGGCGCTCTTCAAGCTGTGGAACCAGATTCATGTAGCGCTCTGCTTCTTCGGTGGCCTTGGTAGGATCAGAGAATTTCTCAACGCTGGCATGCCCAGGCTCCTGAGGAATGCCATCACCACCGACCTCACCAAGCTGCACGTAAGGCTCCAGATCCTTGGTCATATCCTCAAACAGCTCGTGGTTGGTGTGGTACAGCTTGATGTACTGCTCACGCTTGGCAGGAGGCACCTTGCCAGTGTCTACAAGCTTGTCAACCGCTGTAGCCGCCTTGGTATCATCAAGCTCTTTGCGGATAGCCCTGATGGCGTCAGTGTTCTCGGTGTTCTGTGTCTTCAAGGCGTTGTATCCTGCCAGAACCACTTCGGCAATGTCGGCATCAGCATCGAACTTGAAGCCAGCAGCAGCAAACTTTGCGCGTGTGCTCTCCAACGAAGCCAGACCACCAAATGCATTGTCGATTGCATCGGTAGCATCTTCGTTATCGCTCAACTTCAACCCAAAGTTCTGGTTGAGATGCGCAATGAGGTCAGCGTAATTCATGTCCTCATCTTCCTCTTCATCGTCATCCTCTTCCTCAATGACGTCATCCTCAATGACATCTTCCTCGGTTGCCTCTGCATCATAACCGCCAAAGAAGGAGCGCTCTTCGTCACCCGCATCATCGTTATGATCATCGTCAAATTCCCACAGGGAGTCACCAAACAACCCTATCTGGATACGGTTGTCGGCATTACCCTCGCCAAACTTGACGGCAGGCATCTGCTTGAAAAACGGACGGTTTGTCAAGCCGCCACCAAACAATACGTTTTTGATTGTCTTGCCATCTGGGCCAGTAAACGCACCTATCTCAGCACTGAAGTAGCGATAAATGTCCCGCTCCAACAGAGATCTGCCAAGGTCTGTCCACTCAATGTCGGCAAACAGTCCAATGTGTTTCTGTCCGCCTATCTCGCTAGTCCCGTGGTGTACGCTCTTGAACCATCCCAGCGCCTTACCTCTGTCATGCGATTCATCAACCATGATATCTGTGCCAAGGACTCTGTTTTCAAAGTTTCGCTTGGCGGCGCGTAACACTGGCGCTGTAAAGTCTAGGTCTCCGTACCACGGATGCTTGAATTTACCCTCTGGCAAAACAGGGACGCGACTACTGTACCGACCGTTTTCCTCCTTCAGCGTAATAGTAGGCAGTGCATAGAACTGTGCGAGATGTGCATCGGCAGAATGCTCTCCCACACCAGCACCACGGGCGTGTGCTACAAGATGTGCTCGTGCTCTAGCTTTCACTGACGATGGCACTCCACTAACCTGATTAACTCTTGCTAAAGCATTTCTAAGATGTGCCAGGTCCAGAGACCCATCACTCTTATGATGCGGTAGCTTGCGTACCTTCTTACCGTTTACGGTAGTAACGATAGCAAACGCCGAATCTGGCAAACTAGTACGCGTCTTGCTACGCATTGGTGCGAAGTCGCTGTTCTTCTTACCTTTACCGATAGCTTCTGGATGTGCTTGTTTCACGGCACCAATACATGCACGAATCGCGTCTACGTCACTACCTCCACGTTTGAGGGTACTGTTTGCTGCGGCGACACATACGCGCTTCGCAGCCGCAGACCAGTTCTTCGCTGGTCTAGGTGGGTTCTTGACGCTCCAAGGCATAGCTACTTCCTAGTCTGTGCTGGTCGCGTTGGTTGTCGCCGCGTTGCAGGAGCCGCTGCTGGTTGTCGCGCGGATGGCGGAGCCACCACTGGTGCTGGAGTTGGTTTGTTGGCTACTTTCTCTGCGGTTCTTGCCTGTTTCTCGGCAACCTTTACCTGGGACACGCCTGATTGTGCTTGCTGTCGCTCATTGATACCCGCAAGCATTTCAGCTTCTTTCTGGTCATAATCGATCTCGTCTTCAAACCCAAGCATCTCTGCCATCTTGCGCTCCAGCTTTAGCCAGAACTCTGCGCTTGTGTTTACCTGACGAGCAGCACTGATATGCTGGAAGATCTCTTTAGTCAACACTTTCAGGTCAGTGCTAGGTGGCAATAGCTTGATTTGCGGGTATCTCTGGGTACCGTAGTTCCAGTCGATCAACTCGGGTATAACGTAACTATTTACTACTTGAGCAATGTCGTCACGCAGTGCAGTGAGTGACAACAATAGCATCTCAAGCTGCGTTTGGCCCAGGGAGTAAGAGCCACCTGAGACAGTGGTACCCATGTTGATGATCTGGCCTAAGACTGCTTTAGCCATTTCGATGTCATGATGGTCAATCAGCGGCATACTGTCTGCCACTTGACGCGTCTCATGAATTTCCATGCTATAGCCTTCGGGTACGATAATGCTGGTGTTCACTCCTACGTTATCGAGTGCATTCTGGAACGCCTTGCGCTCGCTCTCTTGCACACCTGGCGGCATACTACCTTCGCGTATAGGTATCGCATTTAGCGCATACGCTAGGTGAGAGATGTAGTACAATTTGTGCTTCATCTCGTAATGCCCATACGCAGGCAACATCATGGAACGGCCATACAGAGGATTGTGCTCTTTGCCCTGTACAAACAGAACACACTTCTCTTTGGGTATGACTACGTTGCCACTAGGTAGTATCTGCGTGACACCGTTGAACCCACCTTTGTCATCCATGCGTATGATAACAGAACTACGTGGTCGGGGTGCCAGCTTACGCAGTACCGTATGCCCGTTACGGATTTCGTGCACCTTCTCCAGTATTTCAGCGCCAGTGAGCACAAACTTGGCAATGTTCTGGATAACTCCTGACCAGGGAGTCGTCATGCCACCTAGCTCTGGCGGGTTTACCAGCTGAGCCTGTATAAAGTTTGCTTCCTGGGTGCCACCATCTACTACCTTGACACGCAATTCACCAGCACGTATAGGCATAGTGAGAATACGGTAAAGAGACATAGCTTGACCATCGGTCTGTACCATCCTGTCAAGATCTGCAAGAGTTACCGCACTCTCATCAAATAACTCTTCGATGTCAAACAGGGAAAATGGCGAGACAATAGATTTACCTAGCTCAGTAAGGTTAGGCTTGTCCCTCGTCTCATCTGGTTGCAGGTCTTTGACCAGGTTTCTTGGGCGTCCCGGTGGCATTGGTCAAATCCTACTAAAATCCTTTCAAGCTGGCAAAAGTAGATCGCAAATCCATGCCTGCTGGAACTAGGTCCGCTAGCCTGATGCCGCTATTGCTATCTATAGCTCCGCCAACGTGTAGATCTTCAATACGCCCACGCCCGTATATATTCGCGGCTGCTTTCGCGTAATTATCTGCGTGGCGATAGTGGTCATCACCAATCTTCAACCATACAGCTATAGTGTTGCCCTTAGCATCCTCTTGCAGGTCGCGCTTCATATTGGTCATCTGCTTGACGAACTCTTCCTGGTCCTCAGAAAGATTCCTCATTGGGTCAGCCACCAGGAAAGACATACCATCGATCCAGTCCTGAGCACTGTCGTCCAGAGTCTCTGTTCTGTCCAGGTGCATAGTGCTGGTCTCGACTTCCTGTTCCTTCTTGCGTTTCTCCTGCTCGCGACGCTTGTTCTCGGTTACGTACTTCTTCTCCTCACGCTGATCCTTGTAGTACGCCATGTACATGCGCCCACGAAAGCGTTGTACTAGATCTCTGGCGTTGTGCTTGTTAGGCAAGGCGTCAATAATACCAGACCGCACACGGTACAGAGATATGATGTTATCGATTCTGTAGAAATCGTTAGTGACCCCGAACGCCACGACGGGCATTCGTCCCGTGGGTAGTACTCGTCGTACGACCCAATGCAGCAGATCCCCCTGGTCAACACCGATAACGTTGAACCCTGACTCGGGTACAGATGCTTGCATGTGCCTGAGGATGGTGTCACGAGTAATCAGACCTTCGCCGCTTAGATACGGCATCCCAAGATCAAAGTTGTAGAAACGCTTGCGTGCATAATTGGTATTCTTGCGCTCGACTTTCTGCCACTCTTTCCACACACCACTGGCTGTGACATAAGTAAACGTCAGAGGGTTGATCCAGTAACCACGCATGCCTTCTGCAGACGCAACCAACCTTCCCTCTTGATCATAGACGGCATCGGTAGCACGTTTGGGGTACTTGGCAACCCAGGCACCATTACGCCGCTTCAGACGCGTTGCACATCGTCTGCAACCAAAGTAGGGTGTACCACCCTTGCGCTTGAGCAGGTTATGTTCGAACGTGACGTTCTGCCATTTTCCACAGCTTGTGCATTTGACAAGCCAGTGTCTTTGATCAGTATCTTTATAGAGCGCATTGATGCCAAAGTCGGGGA